CGTCTACAATAGGATCTCGTCTAAAATTCAAAAATGCCCAGGGACTGGAACTATCAAATCCTATCTGTGGTCTAATAATAGTTCTGCGAAATTCATCGCCTATCACTGCAACGTTTTGAGGCACACGTAATGGTAGATTTTCTAGATAAATGCCAGTTTCCACGAATACTGAAATTTGAATACGTTTGGTTACATCGCCGAATGATATAGCTTCTGGATATCCTAAATCTCCAGGTTCTAAAAATTTTCCACTGATGATATCAACGTCAAATTCTTCGTTGCCGGAAGAGTCCAGGGTACCGTCGTGTGCTAGAATCTGTGCAAGGGCACCGGAAGTTTCTCCACGAAGATATAACCCTTCTCGTATGTCTTTGGCTGCGTTAGCAGCCACAGTGCTCAATGCTGGATTTCCGGTAAAGTCTGTTCTGTAACCGCTGGTAAACAATCTAAATCTTGGAAGACTCACAAGTATAGATGGCTGAGAAGTAAATCCAGATCCTCCGTTGGTAATACTGATACTGTTTATACCGCCATCAATTGCGCTGACATCTGCTACACCAAAGGCTCCGCTGCCACCGCCGCCATTAAATCTCACCGACACTAACCCATATCCAGATCCACGGCCGCCTGAGTCAACCTGTACTCTAGCCACTTTGAATGTGAGATTCAAAGTGCATCCAGTTCTAACACCAATGCTACTGCCGGGACAGGTAGTGGCTGCAGGAGCCACTGGCGCTGGCAACACACTATAGTTGCCGCCGGTGATCTGTCTAATGGCAGTGACCGGACCTCGTCCTCCTGTGCCGCCGGGACCAACTGACAGCACTTGATATCTTGCTGGGGTGCCTGTGCCTGTGGCTATAGTAAGTATGTCACCAGGCAGATAGTTTAGACCTCCACTCTCAATCTCAACGGTATCCACATTCATAAAAATAAATGCAGGACTAAACCCAGTGCCTGTGGTAGCATTGATATCGTCAATTTCTACTAAGGTGCAAGGCTCATCACCGTTGTTCCAGGTAAGAACTTTCTTGTAAGGACCAATTTCTAACGGTGCTTCTAGCACCAATTCTTCTGCACGTTTAAGAGCAGCTTCTAGTGTTTTATATGCATAGGCCAAACTACGACCTTGTCTATCCTGTCCAACTCCCGGTCGATCATCTTCACCAGCTGTGCTCACATACAGATTCACTGTGCTGCTGTAACCAGAACTGTCAACATATCGTTTGGTGGCAGCAATTAAACCATTGTAGGCCACATCATCATCGTCTACGGGATCTCTTGAAAGTATCAGTGGCCCTGTCATGGTACCAAATGCAGTGTTGGTGGTATTAGTAGCAGGATCAAGAGCATCTATTCCTTGAAGAGATATCTTGGAATCCACATAGCCTTTGTTAGCCGCCAATCTATTTGTTTCTGTGGCAGTGGATCCGTGAACTGTGTTTATTCTACCAATTGACGCAGTAAGTTCAGAAAAAGACCCAATATCGGGTAAATTTCCAATCGGATACCTTACGCCGCCGCTTTGCGCATTGACTGGTCCTCCTAGATTTGGATTAGGATCACCTGAGATGTCTGAAAACAAGCTGTTGACCACAATGGAATTTTGACTGGTATCAAAGTCAATTTGAATGCCTTCGCCAGCTTCTAATTTTTTGAAAACTACTCCGTCTGTGGTATCATTGACAACAACCAAGGCATTTTCGTAATCGTTGGGGAATGATGTAGGAGTATCATCTAGACCTATGAACGTGAGTTTTTCACCTAGTCCCAGTGAACTATAGAGTTCTCTAAAGTTATCGTTAACAGATCTAAAACTGTCTCTGATACTGTCGCCAGTGCCGTCGTTGCCAATTGCACCAATATTAATAATTTTTCTTGCCATAGCAAATCCTATGTGTTTGGATATCGATAATATTTATCCAAAGTTTTTATAAGCCTAATGTAAATACTGCATGTTCATTCAGACTAGATTACAGAAAAATCAATATGTTAGGCTTAGTAAGCTGGGCAATCAACACAGTTACACAAGGACAAAAACCATTGTGATCTTAAAGTGTGATGACTGTGATGACGTATTTGAAAGAGATCTAAAAAAAATAGATAGAAAGAGGTTAAACAACAACTATTTTCATTGTTGTTCTGAGTGCGATATCAAGCGATTTGCGCAACGAACAGGAGCAGATCACAAGAAAATCTGGGATATGCCCACTGATGCAGATCTAGATATTTCTAAACTCTAAAACTTTCGCCGCAACCACAGCGGTCACGTTCGTTGGGATTGACAAAATCAAATCCCTCATTGAGTCCATTGCGGACCCAATCCATTGTCAGCCCGTTTAGATAAACTAGGCTTTTGGCATCAACTAATATTACAAAGTCTTGTTGATCAAAATTAGTAACACCTTCTTCAGCGGTGTACTCGTCCACATATTCTAATACATAGGCCAATCCACTGCAACCAGTAGTTCTGACACCTATACGAATGCCAACACCCTTGCCACGTTTTGCCAAGTTCTGTTTAATACGTTTACTGGCTGTGTCTGTTACGATAATCATCTACGGCTGCCTTGATAGCATCTTCTGCTAGGATACTGCAATGTATCTTAACTGGAGGCAGGGCTAGTTCTTCGGCGATGTCGGAGTTTTTGATTGCTCCGGCTTGGTCGATGTGCATTCCTTTGACCCATTCCGTAATGAGGCTCGAGCTCGCAATAGCCGATCCGCAGCCATACGTTTTAAATTTTGCATCTGTAATAATACCTGTATCATGATCAACCTTTATTTGTAATTTCATTACGTCACCGCAAGCAGGTGCGCCAACCATACCAGTACCGATATTAGGATCACTCTTGTCAAAAGATCCCACATTCCTGGGATTTTCATAGTGATCAATTACTTTGTCCGAGTACGCCATTGATTATCCTCCAATCGATTATTTTCCATACGTTTTGCAAGTATTTCTTTTTGTCTGCCTGATAATCCAGCGCCCAAGCGTGTTCCCACCAATCAATTAACAGCACAATATCGTTCCTAATTTCGTGATTCACAATGGTTTTGATCTCGCCATTTCGAGCTAGATATGCCCATCCACTGCCCTGTATACTCATGGCTGTTTTTTCAAATTCTTCTTTGAAACGATCAAAAGTATCAAAATGTTTTTCTATAAACTTTAAAATAGCATCATAGGGTCTGTTAGCACCTTCTGGTTTTTGCAGTTGACCAAAATAGATATTATGTAAAAACGCACCAGCTTCGTTGAAATCGTCATCACCCTCGCCTTTGTTGTATCGATCAACATAGGCTTTGTACAATGTTCCGTAGTGATAATCTATAGTTTCTTTGGATTTTATTGGTGCCAACTCATCACGGTCGTAGGGCAATGTTAACTGTATGAGTTTGTCTTTTTTGCCTTCGATTATAAACTTTTGAATGAATTTAAATTCCATATATGTATTTACCGCTAAATAAATTCCTAAGGAGATTTTGATATGATCGGATTTATTAAGAAACTGTTCGGAGCCAAGGATACTGCACCTGCACCGACACCTGCTGAAGCACCGTATAAAATAGACACATCATCTATTAATCCAATGTCACCGGTTGCGGTGCCAGTATTTGAGGCAGCACCTGCACCAGTAGTTGAGGCAGCAGTTGTTGTGGCAGAGGCAGTTGCTCCGGCAGCTGTAGTTGAACCTGCACCTGCTAAAAAGCCCACGCCTAAAAAGCAACAGCCAGCTAAAAAGCCTGCTGCTCCAAAGACTGCAACGGCAAAAGCACCGCCTAAACCAAAAGCAACATCTAAGCCAAAAGCAAAGCCGGCTGCTTAAGACTCTGTTCATAGAGTGCAAAGCTGGATAGATTTTTAGCCTTGCTTTCGCACATTATGTCAAAATCGTCACGGAAGCTCAAAGCCCATTCATTTACTGCTGTATTCCAGTAAAATTCTGAATGTGCTCTGAGCTTTTGTTTCTTGTAGCCCTGCTCTAAGAGGGTCGGAAGATGGGGACGGATGTGTCCGGGATGGTCAATAAGACAGTCTTCCCGTGATAAACTGTAATGTAACACAGGGCGAACACCACGCCAACTATCAATAATCCTTTTAACACGATCGTCAGTTGCTTCAATATATTCTCCAGAATTAATCCAATGATGGTGAATGTCCATGACTAGAGCACAGTCCTTGACCAATTCAATACTTGAATCAATACCCCAGGTCATTTCATCATTCTCGATGGTAAGACAATTGCGAGCCTCGGGTGTCATTTTGCTTAGAGCATCACGAACACCTTGTGGACCCAGCTTGCCGGAGATATGCACATTGATCTTGAAGTCTTGGAATGTCTTACCATATCCCATCCACCGAGCCATATCTGTATGGTACTCGAACTCTTCTATTGAACGTTCTACTATGCCCGGGTTAATAGACGCCAACACGCAAAACTGGCCAGGATGAAAGCTGAGCCTAACATTATTCTTCCTAGCCACATCACCCACACGGGCAAATCCTCTTTCTGCAAAGGCTCTAACATCGGGCTGCCGCCAAAACCACTTCCAACTAGGCTCAGTGTATACAGGAAGTATATCACTTGACAGTCGTACCATTCTAAGATCTTCATCTAATGTTCCTACCCTGCTGACTAATTTGTAGCAGGCTTCTATGTTTCGTTCCATTAAATCCCAAAGTCGCTGTTCTGCTTCTTGAGGATGTTCACGCAACCACCTAACTGTGGTCGCACCTGTATTTAAGTCTCTATCTCTAGCATTGATCTTCATGCCATTAACCTCTTCAGGATCATTGATCCACTTGCAGGCAAAACCAATTCGTTTAATCATAGTTTCTTTCATTAATAAAGCACGGGTTCATGTGTAGGCTTACTTTGCAAAGCCATCATAATTTCTTCTTGTGTAGTATAAATTATTTCGCAGTCTTCTAATATAGTTCTACGAACATCTGCAGGTAAACTGCACCAAACATCAACATTATTATAACTATCTTTAGTTTCGGGAGGTATACATTCACCTATCCAACCTGATAGAGCCTTAAATGCTTCAACAGTATTGTTAGGATGACTGCTACGCATAGCCCTGTGAAAGTCGTTAGCCAATACTGCTGTAAAGCAACCTCCTGGACTAAACCCGTGAACTAGATAGTTATACATAGGATCAGCAAAATCCTTAGGAACATCCCATCTTTTAAAAGATTCTAGAATTTTATTTCGACTGTACTGTGTTAGTTTCATCTTTAACTTTTACTGAGATAAAATTAGCAAGGCGGAAACTGCGCCATTCTTTTTTGTCTGTACACCAAACATTCATAACATTGGGATTTTCTTTTTTAACTTTTGGAAAGTCAACGGGATTATCTGTGTTAGTAATATGTGGAGGTGCGGGTGGAATGAACTCTGCCTTGAGTGTGCAGGGCATTGATCGAGTCTCACCGTTGACTTTGGTAAATTCTACAATGCATTCATTTTCTAAAAGCAGAGTACGTAATGCTTCGGGGGTAATAGTATTTGTCATACTACTAGTATAACATCATCACCGCCAGTTGTCAACAACATACGGATCCAGAACATCGTGAGGATTCGGATCTCCGTGAAACACACAAACACTGCAATTGATTGGAATTTTTGGATTGATTACTGATTTAAAATTTCGTTTACCGTCCTTTAACACCAGTTCTTCTCTGCTGCGTATTTCCCATTTGTAACTTTGTATCCATTCTATAGGCCAAAATTTTATACGATCCTTACTGGTTTTCCATATCCAATCTTGATCACCTTGAAGCTTCTGTGCTTCGTTAGGATTGTTGTTGAATTGTTGATAGATATGACTCTGAGAACCGTGCATCCAACTCATCACAGAACTATTGAGATACATCCAAGAAGGGTGAAATTTTCTATTAAAATCTTTTATACCTAAGAAACTATGTCCGTGCCCGATTGCAAGGCTATCAATATTGGCGTGTATTACTACATCGAGATCAAAATAAATGATTCTACCATTGATTGGTAAATTGGAATCGAACATATGTACCTTGTGCCACCATATTTTTTTATAATTTTTCATAGATTGCACAATACTTCGAACACCTTCTATGGGGTGTTGATCATCAGTAAGACAAACAAACTCGTAAGGAACTGTTAGATGGCGAGATACCATATTTCTAAGACGTTCAATATACTCACGGCCGTACTTGGTACCAAATTTCACACACAGAACAGTTATTTTTTCAAGATTAGTATCTACAATAACGGTTTCTTTCTGCGGTTGCCGAGATTCTTTTTCAAGTCTTCTAATGGCTTTGAGACGCTTTCTTTCTTGTTTAGTTTGGGAGGGATTTAACAATTCCATCTATTTTTATAAGACTCTCTAATACATTTTTAAGGTTAGACAATGTTATCATATTAGGACCATCGCTAGGGGCATTGTCTGGATCTTCATGGCATTCCATAAACACAGCAGCCACAGATCCTGTAGCTACAGCAGCTCTCGCCAGGTACGGGACCATGGTCCTATCGCCGCCTGAGCTCGTGCCATTTGCTCCAGGTTGCTGGACACTATGTGTAGCGTCAAATACCACGGGATAACCAGTGTCGGCCATAATGGGTAGACTACGCATATCCACAACAAGATTATTGTATCCATGAGTGTATCCTCTTTCGCATAACATGATGCGTTCATTTCCGGTCGAAGCAATCTTTGCCGCAACGTTTTTCATATCGTGGGGAGCAAGGAACTGTCCTTTCTTGACATTGATAGCACAGCCTGTGGCACCTGCTGCTAACAATAAATCAGTTTGCCTGCATAAGAATGCTGGAATCTGTAGTACATCTATGCCAGCTGTAGCACACAACTCTGCCTGATAACTTTCGTGAATGTCAGTTAAAACTGGCACTCCGAAACGATGTTTAACAGTATTAAGAATCTTTAGGCCTTCATCGATACCAATACCTCGTTTAGTTGATATACTGGATCGATTGGCTTTGTCAAAACTACTTTTATAGATAAACTTAATCCCTAAACTATCACAGGTTTCTTTTATACTGTGTGCAGTTTCGAGTGTGTGATCTAGGCTTTCAATTTGACAAGGACCGGCAATTAATACCAAAGGCTCGTTGTTTCCTAATTTTATATTATGAATGTTAAAGTTTTTCATATACTAAGTAAATTTTAATCTTTTCCGGTAACAATAACAGCAACTTTATCAATCCAGACCATTCTACCCTTGCAGGCAATATTCCACTTTGTTTCGCCGTGCTCGTGAGTACACTCGGTAAAAGTTTCTCCAATGATTCGAACATCAGTGGCTAGATGTTCAACGCCATTTTCAAAGATACGCCAAACTAATTCCGAGTCATTATGTTTGGTATTGAATCTAACGTGATACTTATTCATTCAAGGCCAAGTTCTTTACGAATTTTTGTAGCACTTATGTCAGTAATAGATTCATCAAATGTTTCTTCACCTGAAGTGTAACCTACTCCACGACCCCAACCAATGTGTACAATGTTTGGAACTACTTGAATTTCATATTGACCCTGATACAAGGGATCTAGATCACGACGAATAAAGCCTTTGACTTTTTCTACTTCAAATGGATTACTACCCTGCCATCCCTGTACATCTCGTACTTGAATAACTACCTGACCAGTTTTTGCAATCAGACGTTCAAACAACGCACGATGGCCTTTATGCCACGGTTGCCAACGACCTAACATCTGTACTGTTTCTTTTTTCCAATCGAATAGAGGGCGTCTGCGATCAGCTAGTATATGATCTCCAATAAACTCAGCCCACTTATCGGCATCTTGTTCTGTAACTCGGAAATCATATTGTTCCGGTGGCACAAATGCTTTGTTGGTATCTTCAAAACGGCCTTGGTCAATAGTGTCCACCCAAATAGTCCAATCTGCTTTAAAATTGTTACGCATTTCAACTAATGGTGCAACAAAGTCACAGATAACAAATTCACCTGAACATTCTATAGCAAATTGAAACATACGCAAACTCTGACGAATACGCCCAGCGTTAGTAAAATCCCAATCGTTATATTTTTTACGGATATCATCGGCATTGAACCAATCTACTCCTACTTTCATAAAATCTGGATTTGGTATGCCTTCATAGTTCGTTACTCGCCCGGGATTAACTTTCATTAAATCACCGTTGGCTTCTAGATATTTTTTCAGTGCTTGTGCAAGGTATGTTTTACCTGATCCAGGTAATCCCATTATCAAAATGCGTTTAGTCATATTAGGTCCTTTAATTGGTGTGTTATGCATATTAAATATGCGCATATTATTTACCAATGTCTAATGGTGTTGGCAATAATAAAGAAACAGGTTATGACGTGAATAATTACCCAAAAAGTTTTTAAGAATAAAGCAATTCGAGCTTCACGTAAAGTGAGGATAGGCACATCTGGCCTATCCTCATCAGTCTGTCCCATTAGGTGCCCAGTTGCCCGGGCCCATATGCGTTCAAACGAGTTCACGCAAATAGATCCTCATTCCATTCACGATGACCTTCACGGAAAGCCATATTGGCCTGTGTCTCGCGAACTTCCACACGATAGCACCATAGGCGAGCTGCTTCACCTGGACCCCACATTTCTGGAATGTAAACGCCATTAACATACTTGTAGAGCATATCGCTCAATGCCTCACAACCTAATGCGGGCAAGATAACAATCTTAGCCATATTCTTTTCTTGTAGCATTTTGAATACGTCAAGTTGAGGATCATCTTGTGCCACAATAAGTGTATGATCAAATTGATCTTCTAGGGTTTTCTTTAGTTCTTTCAAACCACCATAGTCAGCCGCCCAATTGCGGACATCTAGGTCGTTGGTGCCAAAGTAAAATTTCATACTAAATGAATAGCCGTGAATTAGATTACAGTGACTATCACTTCTCCATTGCCTGTAAGCACAGGGAAATGCATCGTGATATTCTTTTGTCGAAGTGTACTTATAAAGTACGGGTTGTAGATTTGCCA